TTGTGCAGAAAGCTTAGCCGCTTCAAGTTGTTGCTGCGACTGCATCTTTTGCTGCTCAATCTGCAATTTAGCTTGATCAACCTGCATACGTTGCTGCATTGCTTGACCTTGGACTTGTGCATTGAGCTGCGCAACTTCCATAGTCTTATCAGGCGGCATTGGTGGTTGAGGTTTAAACTTCTGAGCAGCTTCATCAATTTGTGCAAGCTCTTGAGCAAAGCTTCCTAACTGGTTCTCAATAAACTTCTGCACTTCTAAAATAATTTTGACCTGGTCTTCTGCTTCTTCAGGGATTAATTGCTCTTGTTGTGCTTTGTCAACAGCGTTGTGCGCTTCGACTAAGTAGTAATTGAGCAAATGGTCACGCAAATGATTAGCCATTGGGTACAAATACGTTTTTACGATGGCAGGGTTCGAGCCAAACAAAGGAGACTTCAAGAAAGGAATATGAGTCATCAAGTGTGCCATGTGATCTTGCGATGGCAACACGTAAAGAGGTCTACCCATTGCAGCAGCAACGTTCTCTGACACAGGGTCCATGTCTTCGCTGCCAGGCAAAGGCTGCAAAACTTCATTTGCAGGCACCTTCATGTTGCGAAGGAACATCTCTTCTACTTTACGCGCATCGTACATCTGCGGCATTGCGGTTGCACGCTGCATGATGGCTTGAGTTTGCGCAAAACGCTGAGTTTCACTAAAGATTGCAGGGTCGCTGACAGGGATAATGTCCATCGGGCCATCAAAGTCTGATGGATCAATCTCCAAACCTTGTGACTGAGCTTCAATATCCTCGATTGTCAAGTAAGCACTATTGATGCGGTGCAAAATCTTAAAGCAACGAGCCATTGAGCCGTGCAAGCGGCTATGAATCGAGCTAAATACCACCATGCCTTGCTCAATAAGAGCCATGGTTGTACCAACAGGCTGATTAGGATTCTGGTCAGACAGCTTTTCAAACGAAGTTTGCACAACGCCTTTGCCTGCATCTACCAAAAAGCCTAAGAGTTGGAACAACGTAGGGCTTGGGCCGTTGAATGGCAGAGGCATGGCAAGTTTGCGTACATCATCAATCAATGCACCGCCTTCCATCTCAACTACTTCAGTCGGTTGCACGTTTAAGGTCTGGCCGCCAGGCCCGCCTTTAAGCTTAAGCAGCGTAGGCACGTTCTGAATGTGCGCTGAGTCTAGCAAAGCACGCAATGCGCCTGTTGCTGCACCGCTAAGACCGCCAATCATGTGTGTTAGACCAATAGGGTAAGCACCACGCCATGGCACAAACGGGAACTCTACAATCCAGTCAAGCTCAAGTTGACGGTCATCATCAGGTTCCCAGTTACGGTACAAACCCAAACCTTTGTCAGTTGACTTGTCAATGCTTAAAATGTATGGCTCAGGCCCATCGCCAAAGTCAAGGTACGTATAGACTTCGTAGATAGTACGCAAACCATCTTCGTTGTAGCTTAAGTCTTTACGGCCTTCAATCTTATCGTTAGCTTGGGTTGACTTGCTAAACTCTGGATCATCAGGAATGCCTAAGTCTACGTCAAGATACATGCCTGACTTAACGCGCCTGCTGTACTCAAACTTGGTGATGTACTGCACATGAGTCTTGCGCTCAGCTGTGTAAAAGTTAGTTGCTGCAAATGGCAAGTAAACATCATCGATTGCAATGAACTCTGAGCAAGGGCGTCGGTGCAATGGGTTCCACATGAACTTCATGTATTGACCGCCGCCAAGTGGCAGCTGCGTGCTAAGCTGTTCTAACTCACCACGAAACTCAACCATCTGTTCAGTCGTTTGCCAGTTCATGAACTCGGCTTTACGCTCTGCCTTTTGAATCTTAGACTTGTCACGCTCGCCTAAGATCTTGCTCTTGACAGGGCCATTAGGTGGGAACACTTCTTTCATAAAGCGTGCAGAGAAATCTACGCAAGCTTCAACAAGCATTGGGTGCACGACCTTGTTTGCACCTGTAAACTGAGCACCACCAGGGGCATCATCGCCTAAACCAGTGCGGCGCAAACCTTCTTCGTATTGCTTGTCACGCTTCTCGCGTGCTTCTTTGTCATTGCCAATCTTTTCCATCAAGTCATTGATGGCAGTTTTCAGCATGTCTTGATCTACTTCGTCGACAATGTTGGCAAAGTGTGCAAGCTTGGTAGCGTGGTCTATATCATTCTTTTCACGAATGATTGCGCCACCGTCTTCTGTATCTTCAACTTCGTTGTCAACATCCTCTAGCTGCACGCTCTCGCCTTCAGGCAAATCGTCTTGTAATCTTTTGGTTGCCATTCTTTACCTCACATGTACTGGTTAGCGATTGCATCTACTTGGTCAGGATCGTACGCTGTGACGCTGCCGCCTTTAGCAAACTTAGGTTCGTCAATAGTAGGCTTTTGTTTACGGCGTTTGCGCAACTCAAGGTCTTCATTTGTATTGAGGTCACCGCTGTAGAACGCAGCTGACAAAGGAATGCCTCGCTTGCCAAATGCAGCAACTACGTCTGACATGCTAAGACCTTGATCATCAAGGAACTTTAAGAAGTCTGTTGCTGCATTCTTTACAACTGAACCGCCTTCTGCAAAAGGAATTTGATACTGCACTTGAGCTGAAGGTTTGCCCCGTTTAGGCTTGTTTACATTGACGTTTAATCTGCCGGGCCCTACTTTGCCAGAATATCCTGCGTTGTAGCCTAGCACATCACTGCCATAAGGCGTCTTGATACCTTGCACGCCAAGCATTGCACGGCCTTCTCCAATTGGTATTGAGCCATTAATCATTCCAACATAAATGTCTTTTGCATCAATCGGAGCTTCTAACCTGGTGTTTAAGTTTACATCGCCTAAGTCAACGTTGTAGCTAGCAGCAATGCTCTTCATCAGTTGGTCTTGCTGGCCTTTAGTCATACGGTTCATGTCAATACCGGCACTCAGGTTGCCGCCTCCAACACGACCTTGTACTCCTGTGCTAACAGTAGAAATTGTGTCCTCTTGATTAGGCATGAACTGCTTCATTGCATGTTTGTAAAGACGCAATGTTTCTGGGTCTTCTTTAAAATCAAAGTCAGGACCTGTTACTGAACCGCCTTTATCGTAACCAGCTGGCTTGTCAAGGCTGTTCATGATCTCATCTATTTTGTCAGGGTCATAGACTGACACGCTGCCGCCTGCTGCAAAACCATTTGATGACGAATTAAACTCTTTAATAAAATCATCAGTTTCTTGCTGAGTTAAATACCTTTTGTCAGGATTGATTTTGTTGAAATACTTTTTCATTTCATATTCTTGACCAAATGCCTGATCTAAAGTTTTTAGACCTGTATTGTCTAAGTCGCCAACTTTTTTCCAATTGCCTGACTTGACAAAGTCCTGAACAAATGGCATATACTCTTTTTCAGGCGGTCCATTCTTTCTGCCTTTAATTTGTTCAATATCAAAATCTGTAGGGTTGCCATCAATCATTTGCTTAAGCGTATTTGATCTAGATGGAACTACTTCGACTGTTGCATGAGGCATACCTCTTGAGTCACGCAATGAAAAAATCTGAGTACTACCAGAAGCTATGTCCTCACAGTAACCGCCAACACAATGCTGCATAGTGTCGCCTTCATACTTGAGTGCTTCTTTAAGTGCTTTATTTTTTGGACGATATTTAGGAAAATTTTCATAAAGGTCAGCTATTGCGGATTCTTTAGTATCGTTAACAATTTCAATTTGACCTTTAGAACTTCGAATGACATAGTTTTTGCCTTCTTGTTTACCGGTCCAACCTCTAGGCAAAGAGCCGGCATTTTCAGGTTTGAACTGTACCCATCTTAAACCAAGATCATTAGGCACATCTGTTCCTGGAACAGTTTGGTATTCTTTGTGAACAATCGTAGCAGCATTGTTGGCAAGCATTTGATTAGCTTCAGCTTTTTGTGTAGCACGCCATGCATTGATGTCAGACACTTTGTCAACAACTTGAGCCATTGTCATTTTGTTTAAATCTTTAGGATCAATGAGCAAGTTTTTAGGCAAACCAGATTCAGGGTTGATAGCATTACTAAGTTCGTCAACTAAATGGTCAAAACCAAGGTCACGATTTGAACCTCTAAGCAAGTCATAAACCGGTGTTTCTGGAGGAACTTTGAGCAGCCATGGATTTTCTTTTAAGACCTTTGAGTCGTCTATTTTAGGAGTCATGTTAGATACTTTATATCTATTGATAAACTCGTCGGATTTATTTTCCCATACTTTGGCTTGTGGGGATATGCCCATACCTTCTTCTGGAAAACCTGCTCTTTTACGATTTAATTCGTTTATGATAGCAGATGTGGCGGGTTGAATATCAGCATGAAGCGCTTCTTTAGCCTGCAATAGCGCTTTCTCTTTTTCTAGACCAATCATCTCCTGCCGCATAGATGTCAGGCTCTCAACTGGCACGCCACGCTCTCTTGCTGTTTGTGCCATTTTTTTAGTAAATTCATTAATCCTAGATTGCACTTCAGCTAACTTAGCTGGTTTGTCTACAGACCATTTCTCTGCCAAAGCACGTAGCGGGTCTTCAGGAGTACCCATGTCATTCTTAATATAATTGCCAAGCTTTTGGTCAATCCATTTATTGACAGCAACTACAGGTTCTTGTCCAATGCGAACCTCTTCAGCTATATCAGCACCCTGACGCTCGGCTAAGCCTCTAAGCCCAGCTTCATCAAAGGTGCCTGACTTTAATGGACCAAGCGATTTTTCAATCGTGCCACTAAGCCAATTGCCACCTTTAGGCTTAACCACATACATCGGCTTAGCTGTTTCAGGCACAAACTTTGCAAGAGGCCCGCTGCTATCAAGGATGGCACGATTAAGTTCTTCGCCAACTACTTTAGCTCCTGCTTTGGCAGTTTTCTTAGCAACACGGCTAAGGGGGCCGGCCATTGGCCCGACAAGCATTGCAGACTCTGCCGTGTCATCTGGCAGCATAGGAACATTGGCCTTACCAACATTGGTAATAGGTTCACCATAACTTAAACGCTCAACTGTTCGTGCAAGTGCAGGAACCCCTAAGAACTCCATCGTTCCTTGCATTTGCTGTGTGCGCTGAGGTGCATAGCTTTGCTTAAGGAAATTGGCAATTGAGCCAAGAACTGGTTGTTGTGGAGTGGCTTGTACTGAATCACCATCAGCATAATTTGTTCTAACTGAACCGCCATCTGCCCACTTGACCTTGTTAGCCCAGTACGCAGCACTGCTTGGGCCTTTAGCTATGTTAGCTGAGTGCCGTGCCTTAAATGATGCACGCTTTGCAGTCATACGGTCTGACTCGCCTTCTTTAGGCTTGCCTGCTGTACTAGCGCCTTGTTGACCAAAACGGATAATCTTCTCCTTGCCATCTACCTTGGTCTTCACAATGTGCGACTTGGTAGGGTGGCCAGGAGTGCGCTTAGGTTGATTAAGCTTTAGACTATCCTTGTCAACAGGCTTGTTCATTTTTTCTTAGCCGCAGCTCGTATATTGTCGACCATGTTTGGATAAGGTCTGCCTGCAGCTTTGGCCATTGCTTTAGCAGACGACTTGGCTTTGGACGATAGAGGCTTGCTCTCGCCAAGGCTTTTAGGACGTGCTTTTTCCCAGACAGGTTTTTTAGGCTGCATATGGATTTACTTTCGGTTTGTTAGAAATGCGAACTTCGTCAATATCTTTTGCTTGAGGGAGTTCAAACCATCTATCATTCTTGAGATAGATAATAGCTTGCGTAAACGTGTCAACATAGTCATCATGCTCCGCTACTGGGAACTTGCCCAGTTGTTTTATGAAAGGTGCTGCCCAACTGACATGTTGGCCAGGGTTCTTTCCTGACTCTGGTATCCACAACAAACCTAGCTCCAAAGTCGGAGCAGCTTGATGCGCACGCGATACCTTATCCGCTAATCCAGGATTATATCCCACAGCAGGCACTTTAGCTAATCGTAAGTCTTGTAGCAAGGACTGGCCGCTGGCCTTGGCCTCGACAAGTATTCGGTCTGGCCTTCTGGCACGTGAGTATGGTGAGTCCTTTGTCATGCCGCCGTACTCAGTTGTCCAATCCTTAATTGCCTTTGCACGCAGGTCAGGGTAGCTGAGGTGTTCGTCCCATGCATCGATCAACATGGCATGGCGTTCGCCTTTGTGCGTGAACATAGCCCATACCGTACAAGCTGTAGGGTCGCCTGTAGTCTTCTCGGTAAAGGCACAGTCATACGACTGCAGAATGTATTCGAATGGCGGCAGGCCTGAAGTTGAGGGCCACATGTTAAAGCAGTCTGTCTTGAGGATACCGCCTTGGCTAGGCACAGGATCTTGCTGCAATTGGCCTGCTGTGCCATAAGACCCGAGCAGCTGCTTCAGGTTCGTAATCTCTTTCTTGCCAAACCGTTCAGGGCAGATTAGTTCACCCTTGACTTTGCGTGGGTCATATGGGCCAAGCACGGTCTTGCGTGACTTGCCATCCCATTCGGCTGGTATGCAGATGTGTTCCCAACCCTTGATGTCCTCAAGTATGTGGCCGCTGATGTCAAGCTCGTGCAGTCGCTGCATGACTGTGACCATGGCATCTGTCTTTGGATTGTTCAGCCGTGTTGACCATACCATGTCAAACCACTCAAGGTCAGAAGTCCGCATGACCTCAGACTGAGCAGCTTGCGCCCCGTGAGGATCGTCAAGTATCAACCTAGATCCACCTTCACCTGTCGCCGTGCCACCAACAGATGTTGCCAACCTATAACCAGTCTTGTCATTCTCGAACCGCTGCTTGGCGTTTTGGTCACCTGACAACTCAAACATGTGCTTCCATCTGTCTTGATACCAGATAGATTGCAGCAGGCGCCTGGTCTTCAGGTTGTCACGTGTGCTGAGGTTGCCTGAGTATGAAGCACACAAGAATTTCTGCGAAGGGTTGACAATCCATTCCCAGGCAGGCCACATGACTGAAACAATGGTTGACTTGGAGTGACGAGGTGGGATGTTGATCAGCAAACGCCGTATGTCGCCAAGAGTAATGGCCTCAAGGTGTTCACAGATTGTTTCAATGTGCCAGCTTTCTATGAACGGTATGCTTGGCTCAACAACATGCCATGACTGCTTGACAAATTCATACAGGTTGCTCTCAGCTTTCCTGCGCAGCTGTTCCTTTGCAATCAGCTCACTCAGAGCTTTGTGATTCAAAGGAGCGTTCATTCTGTCGGTGTGGCTTTGCTCAGCAAGGTTTGAATCTGAGTCAGTTCGTTGTCACTCAAGCCTTTAAGGTCCACGACCGAAGTCTCGATCGCACCGCCGTTAGGCCCACTGATCTCGCTGCGTGCAAGCTTCGGCACATGATACTCGACCACGGATTGGAACAGGTTAAATGCCTTCTCAGGGTTTGGCCTAGCAAGGTAGACCTTGTTTCCTTCGTTGTCATAGACCTGTTTGCCTTCAGCATCAAGCAAAGGGCTGCCGTTAGCAACTTGATCAAGCCAACCGGTCAAACGGTGAGCATTGCCGTCGACAAACTCGGCAATGGCTTGCCTTGCTGTCAATGTGATTTTGTTTTGCGTGCCTGCAGCACGGCCTGATCCAGGCATCTTTGGCGAGCCCGGTTTATTACCAGGCACACCTTTTTGTCTTAGTTGTGTCATAAATCAAACCCTTTCGGCCAGACGTTCTACTTTAGATTTTAGCATAAAGATCATACCGCTGTTTATGCCTCAGCTCTTGCCACGAACCACCACATAGCGCCTAAGCCAGTCAGGTAGCTTGTCACCATACACATAGGTCAGCAGCATGCCGTAAGCCTCGTCAGCTCCCTCGCACACAAAAGCCTCGTAGCCTTTTGCACGCAGCTTATCGATCACATCGTTTTGACTGCTGCTTGTCTTTCCACCAACCTTTTTCATTTCAATAAACAAGCCGTGTTTGTTTTCACGTGGCTCTGCGAGAAACAGGTCAGGCGCTCCTGCCAATACCCCTTCTCTCTTCATCTGCGCAGCTACTCGAATCTCCCTTTTACCACCGTTCGGGATGCTCATAAAAACCAGGTCAGGATGAAAATTGCGCACTCTGGC